GCATCCGTGGTGATCGCTCAAGTTGTTGTTGATACAGTAGCCAAAACAACCGAAACGGTTCAACCATGGTGGGTTGAATCCCTTCAATCAATGATCGGATCGTTCCCAGAATTCAACGCTTGGTTTATCGCAATCCTTGCGTTCGCTTCCGTATTTTTGCGGGCGTTGTCTGAATTGATGGCATTCATTGCCGCGAAAACCGAAACCAAGTCCGATGACAAATGGGCGGAAATCGTCGCCAAGGGCGCATGGGGTTCCGCTGCATTGTTTGGTTGGTTTGGCGGCGGGAAGTCCAAAAAACTAATCGAACGCCAATTGGAAAAAGAAACGCCAAAATGAAGGAAAATCTAACGTGGGCGCAATTGCTTTTGAAGGTTCTCGCAATCGTTGAATCAATGCTCCCCGCGTTTATGGTCGCATGGTCAAACGCAACCCAAAATAAACTGGAACGGAAACATCAAAAAATCCTGAACAATCGTTTGCAATTGGAAGTGGAAAAAAATGATATTAACGAAGCCAAAAAATATCAGAACAAAAGCGATCGGGATGTTGTTGATGATTTCATCCGGGATAGCAAAGGGTGAGCCGGTTTCACTTTCACCGGATGAATGCAACGAATCGTGTGTTTGCTACACAACCGAATCCATGGCGATCATCGCCAATGGAATCAAGGAAACCCAAAAATGCCGTGGTGAATTGAAACTGTACCGTGAGCGTATTCAGGAATTCGAGAACGCAGGAACCCCGGCCAGTGAATTCTGGCAACAACCGGGATTTGTTTTTGGTGGGATCGTTGTGGGTGTATCGGTTGGTGTAATCGCGGGATTGCTGGTCAGGTAAATTCTTAAACTCCTTGGCGGCGGACGGGAATTTGATTCCCGTCCGTTTTTTTTGGAGTGTTCCGTCGAAACATTTCAACGAACAATTTTTGATCCAAATTCATTTCACGATTTTTTTTGAATTTTTTCGACACACCAATAAACCACATAACAGGCACCAAAAAAAGCCCAAGCAAAACAATTGCGGCAATTTGCAAATATCCACCAACTATTTCACGATTTTCAAATCCCATTTTTTGTTTACTCCATTTGCTATGGTTAAAACGCCAAACATTGCGATCAAAAACGCATCAACGATATTGTGATTTGGATTTTTGCCTTTTTGTGGGATTGGGTTGTGCGGTGCAAATTGATGATATGCGATCATCGATTTTTCTTTTGCGGAATCCGCTTCAATTCCGGTGTGGATGAGTTTTTGCCATTTCATTGGGCCAACCAACCGATATGGTTTTCCGGTCATCGCAACCGCTGCATTAATTTGACCAGCCGAAAAACCCAACTTGAACAACGTCGATGGGGACCATGAACCCGATTTGGCGTGACCGGCAACGCGCTCCAAAATGAATATTTCAGGGTTCACCATGGACGTGAAATGAAACCAACGCCCAAGGTCCAACCAATTATCATCATTGAATTTAAATTTGTGGATGAACCCATCGCCGGATTCCGTATCCAAGCAAACACAAATCCCTGTTTTTCCCGGATCGATTGCCGCAATGCGCATTTTTTAATCACCATTTATTGCTTTTGTGGATGTTATTTTCATCACAAAATAGCATATTCGGTCAACAATTGTTTAACGAAACATTATTGAAAGGTGAAAAATGGACAGAACAATGGACAGAAAACCCTACATTCCCCGGATTCGGTATTCGATGCGGGCGGCATTCAAAAAATGTCCGAGAATTGTATTTTTTGAGCATGTTGCTGGGATCAAGCCCAAGGAATCTGGAATCAATGCGCTGGTGATCGGATCGGCTTTCCATCGGGGTTTAGAGTTATGGCGTACCCATTTGGACATCGACCGCGCCATTGCCCAAGCAACCGCCGAATTCGCGGCTTCCTTGCGTTCAAACGAAATCCCCGATGATTCCATTACCGTCGAAACCGGACGCCTAAAAGCGTATTTGGCCGGTTATGCGCGGCATTTCTCGGACGATTCACGGATGGGATGGGAATCGGAAGTAAATATCAAAATCGAAGGGGAAACCGGCACCGTCGATGCGTTGATGACCGATCCCCAAACGGGTGAGGTTTGGGTTTTAGAAGATAAAACCCGAACACAACTAACGGACAACTTGCATTATGTACTTAGAATGAATGAACAAATGTTGTCATATGCATCCCTTTTGAATTCCATTGGGCGCAAATTCGCGGGATTCATTTACCGGGAAACCAAAAAAACCCAAACGAGACAAACCCAAAAAGAAACCGCCGAACAATATGCCCAACGGGTGTTTGAAATTTATACAAGCGAAACCGCATCATCAAATTTTGTTGAGGAACGGGTTATATTTTCACCAAACGAAATAGCAAAATATGAAGTTGAAAAAAGCCATATGAATTTTGTAATCGAAAATTGTTTAATTCAAATGCATGATTTCGAACGTTGGGGTTGGAATTCCGATTCTTGTGTGGGTAAATATGGCGCGTGTAAATATTTGCAAATTTGTGCAACAAAAAACGACATGATTGGGCGTCAATATCAACCAACCGAAAACGAACCGCTGGACGGTGGGCTTTTTAGAAAGGAAATATGGGGAACAAACATCGTCAAAAGTAATGAGCAAGTTTTAAACATCGAATTGCCGAACTAAAAAGGAACGAATCAATGTCACTGATTCCTGATTTAAAAACCGAATTCAATATTCCTGCATTCGCTGATTTGACCATGATGATTTTCGGAATCCCCGGTTCAGGGAAAACCCGGTTCATGGCCGGTGCGCCCGATACGCTTTTTCTGGCAACCGAACCCGGCCAGCAATTTACCAAGGCAACGGTTGTGGATATTCAATCGTGGGACAAATTCGCCGGTGTGGTTAAGGAACTGGCTGAACAAAGGAAAGCGGGAACCCTGAAGTTTCGATCCGTGGTGATCGACATTGTGGATAACCTGAACGTGATGTGTCGGGACTGGGTTTGTGCTCAAAAGGGGATGGCGTACCCATCGGACAAGGATTTTGGGAAAACGTGGTCAGAGTGCAATAAGACATGGACCGAATGGTTACGGTCATTAATGCGCATCACTAACGTTAAATTCATCACCCATTCATCGACGGAAGCGGTCGAAATCCAAAATGAAATGGGTGTCCGTGAAGAAATTCAAAGGTATGTCCCCACGTTCAGCGGGAACCGCGCCGCGCAATATCTCGATGGCGTGGTGAATGCCGTTGGGTTCATCACCCAAGCGAAAAGCGGGAAACGGGTAATCACCTTTGCGCAAGACCCGCGTGTTGCTGCGAAGGATCGGACGGATGTTTTGTCAAAATTGGGCGTGATCATGCTTCCGGATCATCCGGACATGGGTTTCAAAACGGTTGCGGACGCATACGCCGCGAAGGCAAAGGAAATGGGTTTAAAAATCATCGAAAGGGCATTGTAATGGAAGCGGAAAAATCAAAAGTAAGTTACCTAGTTATCGACGGAACGAACAAGCACACCTATCCAACCAAAAAGGCTTTGCAATCGGCTTTTAAGGCCAATTTGCATTCATCCAATGCGGTTATTTGGAAGGGTAGGCAGGTCCAAATCGTTACCGAAACGATCCAACAAATCACGGTCAAATAATTTAGGGGTTCATCATGTCGAATTTTCTCAATGAATTATCGTCAACGATCGCGCCATCAACCGGGTTCCGCCAATTGGCACCGGGCAAATATGATGGACAAATCACCGGAATCGTCCAAAAGGAACTGAATGGTTCGCCGGTATGGGAAATTGATGTCCAAACACCCCAAGGGAAAACCAACGCATTGATTTGGGGATTTAACCCCACCGATTTGCAATTGGCTGAACAAGATTTCCGGTCAGGGAATCAGGATTCCAAATATTTAAAAGGCGTCATGATGACAATCGACAAGGCCAAAAAAATGCTTTGTGATGTGGGCGTTTGGGACGAAAAGAATACGGACGATGTGAAGTCCCGCCCATGGTCTGGTGGGGAAAATTCCGTGTTGGGTTCGCTTGCTAAGATGATTGGGAAGGCATGTTCGGTTGTGGTTCAACCCCGGCGGGATGACGCAACCAAAATGAATACCTACATCAACCCACCGCGCCCAACTGGGCAGGGTTCAACCCTTCCATCATTCGATAACGTTCCGTCCCAGTTTGACATCAGCCGCGCACCTAGCCTTGATCAAATTCCGTTTTGATTAATTTTTAATCACTTCGAATGAAATCAATCGCCAATCGATTTTCGGTTGGCGGTTTTTTTTTGTGTGTGTATTGTTCCGGCAAGCAACCATGTAAAACAAAACCCCGACGCGAATGGTTCACGCCGGGGTAGATTCAAGGTTGCCATTTCTTCCGAGTGCCTTGGTTAAAACAGCGGGGATTATGTATCAATCCGATCATCACAAATCAACCAAATTTTTCGAAAGGGGACGCGCTATGAAGCGAGTTGATGGACTGCCATTGTCAAAAAAATTTTGCCCAAGGGTGACGGGTATGGTCCCCGGTGCGTTGATTTGGTGCGTTAAATCAACGTACCAGAATAACGAGTAATTAAATACCTAGGTAATTAGATACTTAGATACTGAATTAAATAATTAACTAATTACAACACCTAGAAGAAATACATACAGGACGTGAAAAATGATTCAGGGGATCGCGCATCGATTGCCGCAATATCTGGAATTCTTAGACCGGTTAAATTTTGAGGTTCGCCATTTGTTTCGAAAACAAAGGAACGTCCCCAAGGAAGCCATCAATTGGTTCGACATTGAAACGGCGTCCATGATTGGGACGATAATTCACCAATGCACCGAAAAGAAATCAGAGGAAATTGTTTTATCGGTGTATCAACTAGCTGAAATGTCCCATGTAAGTTACCAATCGGCCAGAACACGGCTAACCAGGATGGCGGCTTTTGGGATCATTGAAACCGAATCCGACTGGGAACAAGTTGGGAAGCGCAGAAAACCCACCACAATTCGATTGCATCGGCATTTTAGGACAGCGGTTTCAAAGGGTTCTAAGCCTGGTTTGCTGATGGAAGCGGTCCGTTTTTTTGCTCTTACTGGGTTTCGAAACCTAACAGAGGAAACCGCCCATGATGCGGAACTAGGGCGTTTCGGTGATTTGGCTGAAAAGGTAGAAAACGACAAAGCGGAAAAAACCAAGAATCGCATTTACTGGGCAGAAAAATCAGAACGCTTTGTTAAGGGCGCGGCGCGAATTTGGCAGGTAATGCAATCGGCTAGGGGTTACGGTAGCGCCTTGCCTAATTGGTGTGGGGAAAATCTAAGCCCAACGACCGCAAGGGAACGGCGGGAACTGGAAAAAATTTTCCAACAATACGGTGGGCGCATCACAGCAACCGCCTGGTGGGTGTTTTGTGGTGGGATTGTTCAAAAAGATGACAAGGGGAACCGTATCTATAACCCGGAAATTCCACACATCCAATTTGCATCGATCGACCGCAAGCCAAGCCAATTCACTAAACATTTCAACGCAATATTGTGTGATGAGGGATTCAAACGGTTCGCAACGACCGGATTCACCGACGAATTGCAAGCTATGTATAAGCGAGTTTTTGGGGACAGTTTCGAAATTTTACCAAGGGATGGCCGAAGCGAATTTGATTTGCTAGGCTTTTATTTCGGCCAAACAAGTCCAACCGTCGATGAGGTTCCCGCATGAAATTTCGGCGTGAATACCGCGATCCCCGTCCTGGGGAAGTTGCGGCGTTTTTATCATCACATGCTAGGTGGGTACGCCAACAACAACTTGGCCATGGGACCGAATTGAGATTTCGCCCGTGTCCAAAATGTGGGCATGACAAACCGGACAATCCAGCCGGTCAAATAAACGCCGCAACCGGATTGTGGCGTTGCTTTGCATGTGACGCGGTTGGGAATTGGTTCACCTTAACCCGTGAATTCGGAAGCCCGCTACCGGAAGGGGACCGCTACAAAAACGAACGCAACCAAATCAACCCAAAATTGTACGAGAGTTTGAGAAATCAAACCCGCCGACCGGTCGCTGATGGGCATTATCCCGAATTGCTTTCGTATTGCCATCAACGGCGGATCGGCAACGACACGTTGAACGCTTGGAAAGTTTCAAGCCGTGGGGACGCGGCTTTGAGGTTCCCGATTTATGCTTGGCTGAACGACACATGGGAAATCGTCAACGCCCGGATTCGGGTGTGTATCGATCCCAACGCCAAGGTTCGGGATTATTTTGAAATCAAAGGCGGACCAACCCGGCTCTTACTGGGCAATCACCTAATCGATCCCAACGGTCCCAAGCGGGCCATCATTTTCGAAGGACAATGGGACGTGATGACTGCCTACGAATTGGGCATCCGAAATGTTTTCTCAATCCCCAATGGGGCAAACAACATCCACGTTGCCGATATGCTCCAGTACATCCCCGATGATTGGGAAATTTGGTTGGCTATGGACAATGACGCCGCCGGACAAAAAGCAATTGAAAAATTTTTCGCACAATTGGGACCGGATCGCGTAGCACGTCTAAAACTGCCCACAAAGGATTTGAATGATTGGGCGGTGTCTAACCATTCCCTGACCGCTTCCGACGTTTTAAACACGGTTTCCGGCGTTACCACGATGATTTCCATGACGGGGACAACCCCGGAAATGTTTTTGGGGATCAAAATGGACGAATCGTCGGACGAATCGAACGCGCCGATTGCGTTCAGTCCATGGAAAAAATTGAATCATCTTTTGGCTGGTGGGTTTCGGGCAGGTGAAACAACCGGCGTTTTAGCGCCGTCCGGTGTGGGAAAAACAACATGGTGTAATCATGTGGCGGTATTTAACGCATCGGAAGGGATCAAAGTGGGCTTGATTTCCCTTGAGGGAACCAGGGAAGCGTTGAAACGTAAAATCAGGGATGCGGTTAAGGGTGTATGTGCTCAAGAAAAATACCAAACAACGCTTTCCAACCTTTTTATTTCCAACCTGGAATCAACCGCCACAACATGGAACGAATGCATCGACGAATTTCAAATCATGGTGAAATCGGGCGCAAAACTCTTGATCCTGGATAACCTTGATTTCATCACGCGGGACGTTCAATCAGACAAACTTCGCTCATATGCCGCCATCATTGGCTTGGCGCGAACCCACAATGTTCATGTGATCGTTGTATGGCAACCAAACAAGGTTGACCGGAACGCATGTGTGAATTCTGGGAATCAAAAGGGATATTCCCAAACGTTCCAGGATTCGGACAACTACATAAACCTGAATGTTATCGATGATTTCACCCGTTTAGAGGTTGAAAAAAGCCGGGAACAAGGGGTTCGGCGAATCGATAACAAGTGTTGGTTTGTTTATGACAAAAAAACCAGGACGTTTGCAGAATGCGAACCCAAAAAAGATTTGGGCAAAAAGAACGAAACCGATTTTCAACCGGTTGACATAGTGCGCGTTTAAATGTTTAACAATACAGGAATCGACCGCGACGGATGCGGTGGGGGATGATCCGAATTCCATCCCAAGCCCGTACAACCTGAGTGGTTCGGGTGGCGTGGTTCAATCGGTTGGGGTGAATCGCCGGTTCCATTAAAGGGGTTTTATGTCCATAGCTGCAATCAATCATCCGCATTCCGCAGTTTCGTCGGCGATGTCCCGCGCATTTCGCAATTGGGGTGAATCCGATGATAAATACCGGCGCACGTTCAAAAAGGTTGCTGATGATTCGTTGATCATCGTTGATTCAGCGTTCGGAGAAATGACCGATTATTCCCCTTTTGGGTTTCATTTTTGGTGGGTAAGGCAACACATGAGATTCCAAGCCATCAAAAACGAACAAACCCGGCTGATTTATGAATTGATGTATGAATTTCTAGGGAGATTCGCACGAAATGAATTGCAACAACTTGACCAATCAAAACCAAAAAAACGTGGGCGGACGCCCGCAAATCCAGAAACATGAAAAAACCGTGTTTGTCGGTTGCAAAATGAATGAAGGGTTGAAAACGGAATTACAATCGATCAGCGCCCGCCTTGGGCTTGATAACACTTCATTTCTGATTCGCGATGTTTTGCAGGATTTCGTCAAGAATTTCAAAAAGACAGGATAATACGTCCCCCCAAATGGCGTATTTCGGGGTTCCCGGTGAATTCCCCCTAATTAAATACATCGGGAACCCATTTTAATTTCTAGTTGATGTTTCGTAAAACCAAACATATGTTGAGCCGGAAACTTAATCCGGCTTTTTTATTTGGGGAAGCGATGGAAGAAAACCAAATCATATCCGGGATTCGATCGGGAAAAATCCTAAGCACGATTCAATCCATGATCATCAATTTATTCATGCCGGTTTACTTGCACGAAAAAACATCAATGGTTGGTGTGTTTGTTTGTCCGGATCGCAACATTCGTATCACCGTTGAATCGATCGACGCGAAAGGAAATGGGATTGAAAACTAGAATTGACGAAATGGACGAATCGGAAGTGTTGGCCTTAACTGATGACCAAATCAAATGGCTTGTGCGGTATGCCATGGCTGAAGATGGCGTGAAGGATTTGCCGGAACCCATCAAACCGGAACCGTTCGTTCCGGAATTCGATGAGGAAGTTTATGAAGTGGGCGGAATGTATTTCACCGATCACGATACGGCGGAACTGGTGAGGCAATGCCTAACCGATAACGCCGAATTGATGTGCCATCTCGATTACAATTGGAACAAATCTAGCGCATACAAATACATCCGCGAAACGAACGATTTTTCATTCCAAACGCGGGTTGTGAAAGTTTTTTCAAAAGAAAAATATGAAACGCTTTCGCACAAAATGGCTGAACATCAGCGATCAAAAGAAAATTACGAATCACAATTCAAGGAATACAAAAAGGAAATCGATAAAGCGCACGAAATAAAATCCATCATCATGGATGAAATCGAAGGGCACCGGACCCGCAAATATCAACGTGATCGATTGTGTAATACATACCGCGATTATCTTGAATTGGCTTCCGGTGACAAGGAAACCGCCCACCGATTTTTCGAAAAGGCATATCAGGGAATTGAACATCAAACGATTTATGATTTGGTGGACAACAACAAAGCAACCGAACCCAATTCGCCATGAAGCCCAAAAAAATACCAATGCCGTCGGATGGCGAGTTAATCAAGAAATCATCCAGTGAAAGACGGGTTAAGAAAATCCCACCAGAACAATGGATTTGGATGGGACATCCCGCGCATTTTATCGGTGGGTTTGATTGTCGTTTTCATATGGCAACCAAGGTGGGTGATTACATTGTTTCCACCGTTGGCGAATATTTACCCGATTACGAAACGCGGGAATTAATCGCCAATGCAAAAGGAATTAAATTGATGGGAAGGGGTGACGATCGGCGTCATTTCTATTTATCAAAAATTGGCTTTGAAGAAATCGGATTTAATCGCAAATACGAAACCATGGTTTTTTTGGCTCAAAAATCGAAACGCAATGATGCGTGTTGTCCATGGGTTATTGCTGATGGATGCGAATTGGAAGCGTCATCGTACAATGACGCCGCATCGGCAACCAATGGACATTTTCTAATGTGCGAAAAAGTTTCGGCTTGGATGGATTAGGAATGAACACAAAAAAACGATTTGATTGATCGGCTTTCAGGGTTCCTAAAACTAGCAGCAATCGAAATGGATTCAGACATTGCGACCAATGGAGCAGGTCAATCAATTGAAAGTATTTTATTACTGCAAATATTGCGAACGCTGAAAAATATTTCATACCGAATCGATGGGATTTTGAATGAAATCGAAAAACAACGATAGGACCGCGAACAAATGAACATTTTGAATCAACTTGAATCATTAAGTGACAAATCGACGCCGCCACAATGGGAATACGATGATGGGGTTGTTTATTCTCAAACGGAACCGCCATCGCAATACGAAATCCCAAGGTTGTTGATTGGTAAAAACGCGATCGAAGTCCAAAATCTAAAGGATTCAGATAATCAATTGATCGTTCTAATGCGCAACAACATCGATTCCCTTTTGCGTGTTTGCAGGTTTGCAGAGGGTTTACTTGATTCGCTTCCCGGATATTTCGGCGAAAACCAGAGCCATCTGTGGGACGAATTAAAAAAACTCAAAGGTGATCAATGAAATATTTTTCGGTTCACATGCCGGTTGCCGCGTCCGTTTCCGTAATCGTCAAGGCGGACGATGACGTTACAGCGGAAGAAATCGCAAGCCATGTTGCTAATTTGTCGGATGCGGAATGTGTTGATTTCGTTTTAGATCAACCTGAAATCATTGAAATCGAGCGTAACGAAATCCCCAAAGGTTCGCGGATTTGGGTTTCAAAAAACAAATACGAATTGAAATGAAGGTGATTGGATGAAAATTCAAATCAAAATACCAAATCAACCGAATTGGCCTGACCAATATTGCGGGAAAATCGTTTGGGTTGATGTTGAATCGGTTAAATTTCCTGATGGGTTGTATTGGACTTGCAGCGGGTTCGATGCGGAATTGGTTGATCAATCAAAACAAAGTCAATTTTTTCATGAATTGCCCGTCAATACCAAGCGGGTTTCGGTCGAATATTTTACGCCCAAGGAAATGCAGCAATGAACCACAAATCGGTTTCAGTAAACCAGCGTGAAATGAAAATAAATAATCATATTGGTGAAACTTTCGGTTATTGGGTGGTTGTTGGTAATGGAACGCGTTTTGTTCTAGCTAGATGTGCTTGCGGTCAAATTAAAAATTTGAGGTACAGAGATTTAATAAAGGGATTTTCTAAAAGTTGTGGTTGCAAAAAATCGGAATTTCTCGCCTTAAACAGGACAACCCACGGGGACTCAAGGGTTGGTAATAGATCGCGGATATATTCGATATGGGCTTGTATGCTGACGAGATCTAGAAATGAAAACATCAAAAAAGCAAGAAATTACAGTGGCAGGGGAATTGGGGTTTGCGATGAATGGTTAAAATATGAATCTTTTAAAGATTGGTCGCTAAACAACGGATATTCAGATGAATTATCGATCGACCGCATTGATAACGATTTAGGATATTCGCCGGAAAATTGTCGTTGGGCAACAGCCATAACTCAAGCAAACAACAAAAGCAGAACAAAATATGTTTTTTTAAATGGTGAAAAAATCCCAAGGGCTGAATTTGCTAGGATGTTTGGGTTCAAATATTCGTCCGTTCGATTACTACAGGAAGCCGATGTTTGCGGTGAAGAAATTATTGATTTGTTATCGCAATGAAATCGAAAAACAAACCAATCAGAACGAGAGGTAAAAAATGCTAGTTGAACTAAATGAACGAATCAAAAAACAAAAGGCAATCAAGCCGGACGGGGAAATTGAAATCCCGGTCGATGAATTAGAAAAAATGGTTTCAGTGATTGACCGGGCGTTCGTCTATTGGCAACGCCAATTTAAATTGATGGGAAGTCCTAACGTAACCCCTGAAACGTCATTCGGCCAACTGGGCGCGGCATTGGGCGCGTTGGTGGGTTCCAAATGAATATCACCAATCCAATCCTTTCAACTGCAATGGGAGAAATAAAATCCATTCTTGAAAAACATGATATTGCCGCCCACGTCATCCTATCGAGTGGTGAGCAATGCGAATACCTTAGTTTCGTTTGCGCGGATGGCCATGGGCCATCATGGTCATGTCTTTATTCGGTTCCCGGTGGGGTTCGGTTTAAATCGAAGGCATCAATAGACCATAAGGAACGTTTCAAAATGAATAGCACCGTGAAAATGCTTTTTTCGATTAGAGAATTGATGATTGAACAACTTTCGAGATTTTTTCAAATAACCGAAATGCTCGAAAACGAAATGGATATTGAACATGGTGAATCAAGAACCCAAACAAGCCAACAACACTTTGATTGAAGTGATGAAATGAAAATTAACAAAGGGGAAATGATGAAAAAGAAAATAGTTAAGAAAAAAGAGCGTTATGTGATTGTTAGGAGTGCACAAGCTGGAGTGTTTGCCGGGGTATTGTTATCCCGTAAAGGGCCGTCGGTGATTTTAATAAACGCTCGACGTATTTGGTACTGGGACGGTGCCGCAAGCCTTTCGCAGCTTGCCATGGAAGGCACGAAAGTGCCAGAAAACTGCAAATTTCCTGCTCCTGTCGGGGTGGTCGAAATCTTTGAGGCATGTGAAATGATCGATTGCACCGATGTGGCTCGGGTGTCAATTGAAGCGGTGAAACCATGGTCAAGATAAATGCTGGCTCTGGCTATGGCTCTGGCGATGGCGATGGCTCTGGCTATGGCTCTGGCTCTGGCGATGGCTCTGGCGATGGCTCTGGCTATGGCTCTGGCTATGGCTCTGGCTCTGGCTCTGGCTATGGCTCTGGCGATGGCTCTGGCTATGGCGATGGCTATGGCTCTGGCTCTGGCTCTGGCTATGGCTCTGGCGATGGCTCTGGCTATGGCGATGGCTATGGCTCTGGCGATGGCTCTGGCTCTGGCTCTGGCTATGGCTCTGGCTCTGGCTCTGGCTATGGCTCTGGCTCTGGCGATGGCTCTGGGAATAATGGTGTGGATGGATAAATCCCAAGTGAAGAAAAAAACGCCCCGAAACGAAAAATATTTGAAATGGATTCGGCAACAACCTTGTTTGTTGTCGGGTTCCGAATTCGATGTGGTCGCCCATCACGTCCGCCATGGCAATCCATGCGGGATGGGTTTGAAGCCATCAGACTATCGATGCATCCCCCTACGGGCGGACATCCACGTTCATTTGCATTCGTGGAAGGAAGGGGAAGCGGATTGGTACAACGCCCATGGGATTGATCCACCAAAATCAATATTGGTTTTGTTGACGCAATACGCGGCGGAAAATGGTTTTTCGCCCGAACTAATCGAACATGCCGAATCATTTTTGGAGAATCAGAGAAATGCACAGTGAAATCACGGATCGCTACATTGACAACAGTTATATCACCCTTTTAAGGACGGCAATTCGAGTTGCCGAGAAATATGCCAATGCCGAAACGTATCAAGAAAACATCACCGGAAAACTTGAATTAACCGCAACCGTGGCATCGGTTCGGGAATACGAAATCAATAATCATATGGTTGAACACTGATTTTTTGATAATATTAATGGTGTCGGTATGTTAAATTCGACATACCGACATTTTTTTGTCAATTAATTGGATCGAAACTTGGAAAAAACATTCGTCATAAAACCAATCTATTTTGGCAACGGTGACGGTCCATCCGAAATCCGCATGTATTTGGTGTTCAATACCCATAACCCAATGGTGAACGAATTCAATTCCTTGGTTCCCAATTTCATCATCCGTGGGAAACATTCCATCATGGACGATTTGACCAAATATTTTCATGATCATGGGATTCCGGCCAGTGATTGGCGGATTTCAACCCCGACGTTTGCCAAAATGAATCAATATGATGAATTTATTCCATCCGAAATCGACATCATCGACGCCGGGGATGTGGCATGAACGCGGAAGGCGTCATCGGGGAACCGGATCGTCTCCGCAATACGGGCAACAAACCCCGTCCCGCTGGGGATTACGAAATTGAATGGGCGCGTTGCACCGAACAAGCCAAGCATTTATGGGTTCAGGTGAACAAGGCCAAATTGGAAATTGGGCGGCTTGCCTGTGAGGTTTGCCAAATCCAATGGGGTGGGGGGAATCATTGGAGCGGTTTCGAAAGGGTTAAAACCCTGATGGATTTCAGCCGGGAAACTGGAATCGCGTACAAGTCCCTGCACAGATATGCGTCCATCTATCGGCGGATTTTTTGTAACTTGCCGCCCGGTGTCTGGGATGATCGGAATTGGAACGCCGCCCAAAGGACATACCGGAAATTGGAATCCGCCGGAATCCGCGATCCGGAACCGCAAAATGTCACCGAAATTTATATCAAGGAAAAAACACGCAAAGGTTCCGCTTCAAAATCCCTAATGGTTATTCGCAACCTTTTGAATTCGCGGAATCATTTGGCATCGATCAATTGGAATTTTGTGGACGAATCTGAGAAACAGCGGATTGGGGAATTATTGATTGAGTGTTGCGACCGTTACCCATCCGACGAAACCGATGAACCGGATGAAACCCAATCCGAACCGGTCAACCCTTAATCGCGTCCAAAATGATCGACCGGATCAATTTCGAAACGCTGACATCCCGCGCCCGCGCATATTCCTGAATTGATTTCCATTCGGCATCGGTACAGGTGAATGATTGGCGCATCAATTTTTTTGTTTTGGGTAATTTTTTCATCGGTTTGCTTTCCTGTACTTGATAATATCGTTTGCAACCGTTGTGGTGTTTTTCATAAAAACATCGGCAATCAAAACAACCGAAATCATTTCGATTACCATTGTGAAATCGTCCCATCCCGGTTCGTCATTGATGGCGATCCATTCAATGGCGCGTTGATATTTTGTTTTGGGTTTTTTCTTCATTTCACCCACCCATCAACCAACGCGCCAAATTCTTGTTCAAAGCCATCATAATCAATGAAAAAATCATCCCCCATCAGGGTTAAGTCATCAGTCCCAAACTGTTCAATTTGATTACGCAAAAAGTCCTTAACATCCCGTATGGTTCTTTTGTTATTAACGGCGGCAAAAATTAAATGTTTTCTTTCCAAAGTGACGGTGAATTTTATTTGAATTTTCATAAAACAAACCCCCGCAAGGCTTTCATGAATGATTTGGCTTCCCCTGATTTGTTCATGACGAACATGCCGGAATTCAATGCCGACATCCCGCCAACCGATCCGCCATCCGTCCCCCAAACCGATCCCCCGCGCAACGGCGCAAGGTCCAAAACTGAACCCGCAACCATGTCGCAATGGGTAAACGCTTCCTTATCGCCGGGGTTAAATGATCGGACAATCCGAACCACGTTATCGTTGGCAACCACAACCCGGAATCCATGCGCCAACGCTTGTTCAACAAATTTCTGGGCTTGTTCCTTGGCCTTTGACACGATCGATCCCCTTTCAGTTTAAGGCGGTTTAACAAGATTGTTATTTCTCTAACCCCTTTCGGGGTGGGTTGGGGATCATTTTCCGGCGTAGTATTGACGGGACAATTCTTGAAGAGCGGCTACCGCATCGGCTTCATTGTCAAAGTTGAAGGCAATTGCTCCATCCGTGTCGAGTTTAACCCCGTCAATACGGGTTAAACTCCACACCATGACGCCAAGATCGTTGTTGAAAACTTGGTTGACTTGGTAGGGAGATTTCATGGTTCACCTCGTTTGTTGTTTCGTTTGATACAAGACTATTCGGAACAATTCGGAAAAACTTTAAATAAATCGTACCGCACCAATGAAATCAACAACTTATAAAATAACCAACCAAACCGTTTCAGAATCAAACCCTAGTTGGTTTCTGAAACAACGCCACACCCACCCATGAAACCAATTGGAATATGGACACACACAAAAAATTGTGTTTTGTTGAACGCAACAATAATCAGGTGATTTAATATCAATGGGACTGAACGAAATTGGCTAATGAAAAATTCATCGTGGAATGGAAACTAACCGATCCCGATGATGAATCATTCAAGTGGAGAACCGAAACATTCGAATACAAATGGAAAGCGGAAAACTTCATTTCAACAATGCAGAAATACGCCAACGTTTTGCGCATCGGAATTGCTTTCAAATTGTTCACCAATTTTGATTCAACGAATTTGATTCAAAAATAATTCACCAGAAATATTCGAAAATGGTTTCGGAAAACAAAACTAAAAAAGAAAATAAAATCCCACCGAAAATTCACGGAAATTTGGGACGCTCTCCAATTGATTGGACACAGCTTTATCACATGTGGCTCAAGTCCGGCATGGCTAAGCCGGAATTTTTAGATCAGTTTGGGTTGTCGCTGAAATCGTCAAAGGTCAAGGGGATGATTGCGGCATGGTCGCGTGATGAGCGAACCACGGCAACCAAAATGCAAAATTTGATGGGCGTCACCCAAGGACCGGTATCGGATTCTCATGTGGCATCCCTTTGGCAGGTAGTCCAGCAATGGCGGGCGGGACAGGCGGAATCGGATTTCAAAACGGCTGATATGATCCGCGCCCATGTGAAATTGATATTGAATCAGGGATTCATTAAGGACGCCGATGGGAATGTTCAATCCAAGTTATCCCCAAACCAAATAAATTCGTTGGCTGACAGCCTAGCCATCATCCAAAAGGTTCAACGCCTAGCCTTGGGGATGTCCACCGAAAACGTGGGTGTGGATAGACCTGTGGATACACACATCGAACAACCAACCGGATCGGATTCGGATATTCCGGTGTTCGTCGTTGAAATCAATGACGCTGGTAAGTTTGTCCGCCCACGTCCAAAACTGGTTAATGGCGCATGATAAACGGCATATGGAACGAAATGCGCCAACACGGCCATCATCCCGGTTGTGGTTATTACCGGGACGAATGCGACCAATGCGATTGCGGCTTTGAGATGATGCATCGGCTAATTAACAATGACGCGGCATTATCCCAGATTGAGAACGTCCAAAAGTCCGATGGGACCGTTATTTGCGACATCATCGACCGGCTTCAATATGCCCGGTCAAAACATGCCCAACCCACGTTCGCGGCGTTGATTGAGGAAATCGGGGAAGTAGCAAAGGACTTGAATGAATGCCAGAACACAAGAAATGAATTGATCGATGTGGCAACGGTTGCCATTCGGCTTTGTAGCGAACCATGGGGATGAATATGGAACGGGTAAACGTACACAAGGGATTGAATGTTCAACTTACCAATGGCGAATTGGCGCAACGGGCGCATGATTGCGCGGTCCTGATCGACGATTTGGCCAAGTCCGAATCATCGTTCAAGGAAATCAAAAAGGAATGGACCGGCAAGCATAAAGAAATGAAAGCAAAAATAGCAACCCTAGCCGTCCAACACACTACCGGGAAGGAATACCGCGATGTGTCTTGTGTGGCTTGTTTCGATCTGATTAAGCGGTGGACTTGGTATGAATACAACGGGGATCGGTATGAAGAACGCGCCATGACCGAATATGAGGTTGCGCAAGTCAAACAACGGGCGTTGTTCAATGACGGTCCAACCGTCGATGGGATCACCAACGACAAAAAGCCCAAAAAAGCCAAACTGAAAGCGGTCGATGATGAATCGGACGATGATTCGGACGATTCAACCGAATCCGATGATGAATTTGAAGAAACAATACCGGGGATTTTGTGAGTAAAAAAACAACAACGGATCGGGACGATTGCCCAACATGCCGTGGGATGGGTTGGATTCGGGCACCGTATGCCTTCCGGATCAAATGCCTAAAATGCGGCAACGATTTCCAAACATCCAAGGTTGATGTTCAAATGGCAATTGTTGAATCCAATAAATCAAAAAAGAAAACTAAAAATTGTGAGGTAAAAAACTGATGAAATGGACTGACAAGAAAAATGGTGAACATTGGACATCGGGAAAATACGAAATCAAACTAGGCAAAAACAGCATTCCAAAGGCCAAGTCATTTCCAGTTTCGATGGATGATGTTTTTCACTGTTACCACGATTCAAAATACATCGCGCAATCCGACACATTAGAAACCGCAAAAAAAGAATGCGAAAAGCATGAATCAAAAACCAAAAACCCATAGTTGTGAATTGCCCACAACGGATTGCGATGGGGAAACGATTTGTGGTTGCGGCCATGGTTATTTTTACGCGGTGACGGTTTTGGCGATGATCGCGGATCAAGACACCGGGGATAGTGAACCGCATGAATTGGCTGAACAAGCGTTGCGGGTGATTCGTGGGCGGTGAATGGATTTTGTGGGTTTCTGGTTTCTTTTGGCTTATGGCGTTTGGTCTTGCGGTTAGCGCGTTGATTGATTCCTTTAGAATGCGAACCGGGGTTTCGGGTGAGTGTTCCAATTGCAAAGTGAACGAACGGATTATTTTGAAATCGCATTCGGAACATTGGCAAATGCATGGAAGCGATCATTGGGTTTGTCATGAATGCGGCGTTCACATCATCAAGAAAAGGAAATTGTAATGGGTGAAATCAATTTGGTTGTGACTAGGATGGGACCGAACAACGAACCGGTGTTGGCGTTGATTCAAAACCATGTGGTGATTTACATCCCGGCATCGGATGAGGCGATTAAACTAGCCGAGGGGATGATCAACTTGGTTCAGCAAGTGACAACCCCAAGGGATCGTTCCGGTATTGAAATCGTCAAATCCTAATCGGATCAAATATGGTATGGGTTTCCAGCCAACAAAAAATCATCATTAGATTGCCAACCCCACACCCGGTTCAACGGGTGTTTCTTGATTGGTCAGAACAATATCCCGATGCCCAATGTTTGATCGCGCCCGCCGGTGTCAAGGTTGGTAAGACTTTCGGCGCATCCATTTGGCTTTTGACGGAAGCCCTTTCCAACCCCGGCTTGTATTGTGTATGGATCGCGCCAACGTATCTCAAATGCCGGATCGGCTATCGATACATCAAGGCCATGTTACCGGACATCGACGGGTTCAAGCCCATTGATGGACGCCTTGAAATCAAATTCCCTAACGGATCGTTCATCAAGTTTTTGCATGGTCGGGACGCTGAAACCACGGTGGAAGGGGAAGCTATCGACCGGTTCGTGATCGACGAATCCGGCAAAATCCAACGCCAAGTGTTCAATTCAACCCTGACAACGATCACCCAAACCAAGGGGAAGGGGATTTGCACAGGAACCCCAAGGGGATTCACTTGGTATTATGACATGTTCAAAAAGGCGCAAAACGGCGATCCCTTTTTTACATGGGCACAACTGCAAACGGTCCAATCCCCATACGTTGATGACAAGGCCATCGAAACCGCCCGCCGGTTGTTGCCGCCCAACCTTTTCAGCCAATATTATCTCGCCCAATTTACATCGGTTGGATCGACGTTCGGGGATATGTCCAAGGTTTGGGACGAATCCCTAAAACTTCACCATGGTGTTACCCGGCATTGGATACACCCAAACGGTGAACTAAGAACCGGCGAAATCATCCATGGGGTGGATTTGGGACGCCAAAAGGATTTCACGGTGTTCTATTCCGTGAACCAATTCGGCCAACTTGTGGGGTATGCCCGGTTCCGTGGGATTGCCTATAACGTTCAGGTTGCGCGTTTAAAGAATTACCTTTCACTCTATTTCCCGGTCCCTAAATGTGAAAACACGGTGGAAGTGGACGCAACCGGCGTGGGCTTGGCGGTTGTGGATATGTTGATGGAAGCGGAATTGGACGCCAACATTAATCCGGTAACGTTCACCCAAAAATCGAAATCAACCATGGTAACGCGGACCATAATGGCCATCGAATCCGGCTGGCACAAGGCACCGCGTATCCCAGAAATAGAACATGAATTTTCAAGTTATGAGGTTTCCGTAACCAAAACCGGACTTCATTCGTATTCCGCGCCCGATGGGGAACACGATGATATTGTTTCGTCCGCCATCATGGCGATTTCAAAAGCGTTCCAAGCGAACACGTCCGAAACAACCGATCGGATGATTGAATCCGCGATGAGTGGTAAAATTGATGAAAATCAATCCGACATTTTAGCGGCTTATGCTAACGTTGCGGCAAGCGATGATTTTTTTGAGCAAGAAAACGAAACCGATTCAATCGACGAATTGGACATCAATTTAAGTGAGGCATGAAATGGGTTTATTTGATCGAAAAAAGGAAACACCAATCCCCGCCAAAATCATCGATGAATCCATGGAAATGCTTGCGCTAGTCCAAACTGGGCGCATCAATGAAGCAATCGAACGCGAAATGAAAAAATCGTTTTCATTGTTTGATTTCCAAAGTCCGGAAAATGAAGTGAACGGCGGACATTTTGGGCAGGAATTCAACTTGCGCCCAACAGCCGGACGGGTGAAAGCGTTACATGCGTCCGAACCGTGGGTTTTCGCCACATCATCATTAATTTCCCGCAAGCTATCCGGGGTTAAATTTCAAGTTGTGAACACCAAAACCGGGGATGTGGACAAAAATCATCCAGCCAACAAAATTTTGAACGGCGAAAACGCTATCCAACCAATTATCCATAAACGTTGGTCCGGGTATTTGGATTTGACGTTGGGCGGGAATTACTTCGAAATCATCGATGAAAAATTCCAATACACAATGCACGTCCCGGTTGAATCGGCCACAATCGTTATGCGCAAGGCCAACACGGAAGCCGAACGCAAGTTGATTGAGAAGTTTGGACCATATGAAGCGTTACAAATAAATGACGCAACCAACAACATGCCCAAGCAAACGATCCCTTGGGAATATGTGATTCATCACAAATTTCCGAACCCGTTCAATCCGTTTTATGGGCTTTCCATGTATGTTGCGGCATCCCGTCCAATCCTTTTGGATCGCCATAAAAACGAATTTGAAATGGCATTTTATTTGCGCGGCGCAACCAATGCCGGGGTTGTTGAAATCACTGAGGACATTTCTAAAAGCCGCATGGAACGTTTGATGAAAACGTTTGAACAAACATTTACCGGGCGGCGTAATTGGTGGCGAACCCAATTTTTACCCAAGGGAACTAAGTGGGTAAACGCCGGGTTGACCATGAACGAAATGCAACACTTGGAAGGGTTGCGGGAAAACCGGTTGACGCTTTTGGCGGTGTTGGGAATCCCGCCATCCATGTTGGGGATTGTTCAGGATGTCAACCGTTCAACTTCCGAGATTCAGGAAGCGGTTTTCTATACAAATACAATCATCCCATTGGCTGAATTCATCGCATCCGGATACAACCATTCATATGTGTTCCGGAACATGTTCAAAGGCAATTTCATGATTGTCCCGGATTTTTCCGGTGTGGTCGCAATCAACGGTTCGATCGCAACCCGTGGTGAACGTGCCAAAGCGGTCGATAACATCGCAACGATCAATGAACAACGCGAAATAGCCGGATTCGATCCGCTTCCCGTAACCGATCCACGGGGATCAATGTTCGTTGCTCAACTGATGAAACTTGATCCCAATTTCCAAACGTTCGCGGCGTTGCCGACCGCTGAACCCACGGAACCGGTTGAACCCACCGATCCGGGGACCGAATCGAATGATTCCAAGGCGGTGTTGTTTGCGCGTTTTAAGGCCAATCTAACGATTGCTCAAGAACGATTGGAACGGGTTCAAATGGCCAAACACATTAAAGCGGTGAACGCCAACACCCAACTAGCCTTGGACATGGCCAAACAAGCGTTGCGGGATGGGCGGAATCCGGCCAATTCGTTGCGCTCCAATGAATCCGATCGCTTGGACGAATACAAAAAAACCGGGTTGGTTGTTCTCAGGGAAACCATGGATCAAGGTTTTGAACTAGGGCGAACCCAAACGCGATCATTCACCCATGCGATCATCAAAGCGGAACGGCTTAACCCTGATGACGAATTGGCATTGGAGGCTATCAGGCAACGAACCGCCGATGGGAAACGGCGTCAATTGGATCAACGCAACATCGATGCATTCAAGGGATTCGATAAAACCCAAACCGAACGCATCATGCAAATCGTCGAAAACGGATTGGCGCAAGGCCAATCATATGAGGAAATCGCCAAAACGATCGAAACCCGGTACGGGGAAGCGTATGGGGATCAAGCGTTCACCATTGCCCGAACGGAAGTTTTAACCGCCACATCGGAAGGTGTGAAATGGAACCATGACGCACTAAAGGAAATATTTTCCAAGGTGAACAAACAATGGTTCCATGTTGGGGACGTTGGCACCAACCCGGACGCCCGATCGGAACACGCCGATTTTGAATTGGTTGGCGATGATGGGGTTGTTCCATCGGATTATGTTTATGTGAACCCGAAAACCGGCGGTGAATTGCTTTACCCGCGTGATCCCAATGCGGGCGCGGATGATAATGTGAATTGCCGATGCGGCTGGGTGACGGTGATTCCTGATGACGCCATATCGTCCGCAACGTCGATTCTGAACGCCTAATGATACAATCAATAAAAAGGGGAAAATAAAATGTTCACAGAACGCAAAACAAAATCGGGTTTGGTTATCGTTGGTGACAAAATCGACGTTGAAAAATATATGTCCGTTCGCGGTGTAGTGAACGGCGTTGATCCGTCCACCGGAATGCGGGTTGAATACGGCGGGAAAAAACGCATTGCACCGGCCAAATCAACGTTTGGGGATTCGTGGGAATCAAACCCATACATTCGCTATGGGGACGAATTCCGGATGGCTGGCGGCGTCATTAGGTCGGTTAATGGGGAAAAAGCCATCAACCCCGATCAGAAACTTGAAATTGCAGGGGTTGCCAACGCCAACGTGATCGACCGCATGGATGAACGCTTGGAACCGGCTGGATGTGACACCGGACATTTTATCAAAAACAACATTTTGTTGGCCGATCACATGTATTATTCCGATTTTGCCATCGGACTTGTTACAAGTATGGATGCCAAGGATTCCGGGGTTGAATTCCAAGCCCACATTGGCGATCCGTCCGTTGCGCCGTTGACAGAACGCCAACGCAACATTCGTTCGTTGGTTGCTCAGAAAATCCTGAAAACAGTTTCCGTTGGGTTCATCCCACACAAAATTCGTGCGCCGGAATTTGATTCCAATGGGCGCATTGTGGAACCCGCCGTAATCCTAATGTGGGAAATGCTTGAATTGTCGATCGTCGCCATCCCATGCAATCCGGGCGCAACATTCGAACAACGCGCCGTTGCAAACGAACATCGCAGAAAAATATTCCAAATCGGTGTTTCGTTAAACGATCAAAACGATGATGGATTGACAACGAACAAAAACACGAGTGAAAATAATACCAAGCAATCGGGTGAAAAAACGTCAACGCAAACGCTGATTTTTTCAAAAGAAAAATTCACACAAGCGGAAGCGGTCAAGTGGGCAAGTGAACATGAATATCGTTCCGACAAAATCGACGAAACCGAAACATCATTCCGGATGCGTCAAAAAGAACCGGATGAATTTGTTGACGGATCGTTCAGAACAATTGAATTAACCGATGGAATCCAAGCGGTCATCGGTCGTTTAAAAACCACTGAGGAAACGGGAGTTGATGGAATGGACGAGGAAACCGCGCAAGCGTTAATCGACCAAATGAAAGCGGTTGCAACCGCTGTCACTGGGTTGGTTGACGGTATGAAAATGACCGGTGAAAAACTGGATGCGATCATGGCAAAAATGGACGCCAAGCCGGTCGAAAAACCGGAAGAAAAACCATCCGAATCATCCGATGATTCTGGTGAAAAGCGGATCGCGGCAATGGAAACGGCTTTGAAAGCCGCGAATGAATCCATTGCGAAAATGGATGATGTCATGGGTAAAATTCTCGAAAAATTGTGCGCAACCGCCGCGTAATTTCACACGGCGATTTGATTTAAATTAAATTTCATTTATTTATTTGGAGGTTTTTGCAATGCCTGAAGTCACCACACCAACCACGGTTGCGCCAACGTCGAACGCATCCAAATTGTATGACGCTCTTACCGGTGCGCCCGCTGTCACTGGAAAGGCGATTTATGAAAAGGACATGGAAATTGTTAAATCGTTGGGCGTTTCATCGCTCAAGGATTTGTTCGGCAAGAAATTGCGCGATGACGATTTGAACGCGGTTTCCGCGCCGCCAAACTTCGGTTCCAAGTCATCCGTGGGCATGTTGCCTGATGACACCCGTTTGCGCCTTTTTGCGCTCAAGAAACTTTGGAACAACGTTGAAATCCAGGCATGTGCGCTTGCACGTTCCGCTTGGCCGGAAGAAAAGCACTTCAAAGCCGCACCGGCT